GGGGCGCAGGACGCCGCCGCGGTCATCCTCCGCACCATGCGGCCCATTGTGGCCGCGATTGAGGACGAGGCCGTGCGCTCCCAGGTGGCGGACGCCGTGCTGTCCGCCGTCCAGGACCCAGGGAAGCTGTCCGCCATCCACGACGCGGCGGCGGCCGGCGCAAAGAAAGCGGCGGATCAGTCCGCCGCCACCAGCTATGAGCAGCGCTGTGCGGAGTCTCAGGCGGCCTACGCCGACCGAAACCCCCATAAGCGCCGGGAGAAGGAGGTATAACCACAATGGGACTTCATCCTCAGAACATCGGTACGGCCATGCCCCACGGCTTTGCCGGGAGCTACGCCCGCCAGCCGGACATGATCGTGGACACCCGCCCCGCCGGAGGGGCTGAGCAAATCGCCTTCGGCGCGGCCCTGATGTACGACGCCGCCGGGGCCGTGGTGGCGATGGGAGCCGGGGCCGACGCCCAGAAGTTTGTGGGCGTGGCCGCCAGGGAGCTGAAAAGCGCCCTGACCTATCTGGATCAGAGCGGGGGCGCTTACGCCCCCCAGGAGGCCGTGCCGGTCTTTATGCGCGGCTGCGTCAACGTCAAGTGCCAGAACGGCGTCCCCAAGCTGGGCGGGGCGGTCTATGTCCGCGTCGCGGCCAATGAGGCTCTGCCCAACGCCGCGGTGGGCGGCTTTGAGGCTGTGGAGGACAGCACCGCCGCCAATACGGTCCAGCTGGCCAACTGCCAGTGGGCGGGCCCCGCCGACGCCAACGGCGTGGCGGAGCTTCGGATTCTCACCGTCAACAACGCCTGATAGGAGGGATAATATGTATCAGAACGCAGGCACATTCAATGCCGGAGTCGTCTCCGTCCCTGGCGGCGCTCCCATCCCCGGAGGCGGGGCCGCCATGCCCGCCATGGACGCCGCCGGGATCGCGTCCGGCGGGGCGTTCCTGGTCTCGGAGCTGGAGAAGCGGGACCCGCTGATCCGCAAGCCCCTGACCAGCTTCACCTACCCCAGGGACATTGTGATTCAGACCGGCGGCGGCTGGGTGGACTACGCCTCCGCTATGTCCGTGGCCTACGGGATCACCGGCGGCGCGGGCGAGGGCACGGTTTCCGCCGGCGGGTCCAACGGGGTCCCCATCGTTCAGGCCAGCCTGGACAAGGGGCTGTATAAGGCCCATGTATTCGCCGCCGCCCTGCGCGTCATGTTCGTGGACATGCAGAAGGCAAACTACATCGGACGCTCGTTGGACCAGATGCTCAGCGACGGGGTGCGCATGGCCTATGACAAGCACATGGACGAGAACGTGTACCGAGGCCTGCCCGCCTACGGCACCACCGGCCTGCTGAACGACCCGGACGCGGTGGAGACCACCGTGGCCGCCGCCGGCGCAGGGAACTCCACCAAGTGGGCGGACAAGAGCAAGGAACAGATTCTGGCGGATGTAAACACCGCCATCACCGCCGCCTGGGAGGCGGCGGAGTACGACGAGGGCGCAATTCCCAACCACATCCTGCTCCCCTATGAGCAGTACAGCCATATCCTCAACACCATGGTCACCGATCTGGCCGGGGAGAGCATCCTGGACTACCTGTTGAAGAACAATATCGCCGCCAAGAACGGCGCTTCCCTGTTCATCGGCGCCACCCGCTGGTGCAAGGGCGCGGGCACGGGCGGCACAGACCGCATGGCGGTCTACGTCAACCACGAGCGCTATTTGAAGCTGGACGAGCTGGTTCCCCTGAACCGGGTCATGTCCGGCCCCAACGTGGCCAATGTGTGCTATGACACCGCCTACATGGCCAACATCTCCCAGGTTCAGCTGCTCTACCCCCAGACCATGATGTACTGGGACGGCGTCTGAGGAGGTGAACGGGATGAGTACATTCGTTGTTTCCAACCGCAATATCGTCATTCCCAGCCCGGACGGCCGCCGGCGGGTCCGGCTCCCCCGGGGCTTTATGGGGGCTGTGCCCGACTGGGCCGCAGAGACGGCCTATTTCAAGGCGCTGGCGGCGGACGGGAAGCTGGTCGTCTCCGTGCCTAGGTCCGACAAGGAGCTGGAGAAGGAACAGAAAGCCGCCGGGCGAGCCCGGAAGAAAGCGGAAGAGGCCGCCCGCACGGCCGCCAGGGGCGAACCCCCCGCTGAGGACGGCCCTGCGGAGGAGTAGGCATGTATGGTCCGGGCTGGGGCAGGCCGCAGTTTTGGGGCGTGGGGGCGGCGGCCTCCAATGTGAGCGGGGGCGCGCCGGGAAGCTATACGGCGGATATGTTCCGGGAGGACTTCCCCCAGTTCTTTTCCAATCAAAACGGCGCGGCCCTGCTCCCCGATACCATGCTGGAGGAGTTCATCCGGCAGGCGAACGCGGTGGTCACGCCGGACCGATGGCTGGACAGCTGGCGCTATGCCGCCGGACTCTACGCGGCCCACTACGCCGCCCTCTACCTGCGCACCTACGCCGATGGAAGCGCGAGCCCCGCCCAGGCGGCGGCCACAGGGGCGCTGGTGGGGGTGGTGAAGTCCGCCGCCCTGGGGGACAGCTCCGTCTCCTATGATACCGACGCGCTGACAAAGGCAACGGCGGACTGGGGCGATTTGAACGCCACGCAATACGGACAGCTGCTGGCCGCAAAGGCACGGCTGGTGGGGATGGGAGGGACCTACGCGATATGAACCATGAGGACTGGTACACCGACCGAATGGACGTATTCCGGGCGGCTCCCGTCAAAGACGGGGCGCTGAGCAAGCATCAGCGGGTCCAGGTGGCGGAGGACGTGCCCTGCCGGATCTACCGGCCCCAGGCGAACGGCCCCAGGATGCAGTCCACCGCCGCCGCAGCGGGCGGGGAGGACAAGCTGGCCTGCGCCAACGAGGCGGACGTACTGGCGGGGGCTGCTGATCCGCCGGGGCGGGGGGCTGGGGCAGGTCCGCCAGACCATCCGGGCCTTTGCCGGGGAGCCGGTCTATTACCATGAGCCCTTCGGGGCGGCGCTCCCCGGGCTGGCCCATCAGGAAATCGGACTGCTTCAAAAGGAGTACCTGAAAGGAGCGGTGGACCATGGCCCTGGGTGACGGCCTGAAGAAGCGCCTGGAGGAGCTGGAGAAACGAGTCCCGTTTGTGACGGATCGGATTGTCTCCATTGCGGAGCTGGCTACCCTGCGGGCCGTCCAGCGGGCTGTGGAGCTCACCCCGCCGAACACCTTCGGGGACGGGGAGGCCCGGGGCGTCCACACGATTACCGGCGAGATGGCCCAGCACTGGATGTCGGACAGCAGGATTGTCCCGGAAGGGGACGACATGGTCACGGTGCTGGCAAACGACATGGAGTACGCCAGCTATGTCAACGACGGCCACCGGGTGGACAAGCACTTTGTACCCGGACTGTACATCGACCCGGCCACCGGGCTGCTGTCCATGGACCCGGCCAAGCCCAAAGGCGTGGGCCTGATGGTTGGCGGCAAGACCGCCTATGTGGAGGGCCTGCACATCACAGACGCGGCCAAAGAGGTATATGAAGAGGTCGCGGAGGCGGAACTGCGCAAGCTGACCCGGGAGGTGTTCGGGTGAAATTCACCATGCGGGGGCTGACCCGCTCTCTGGCGGGCTGTCTGGCCCCACATCTGCCCAACGCCGCCTTCTACGACAATCCCAACCAGCAGGGCACAAGGCTGCCCGCCATGTTCCTCCAGCGCACCCGGGCGAAGATCACCATGAAAATGGGCGGGCGCTTTCTGCGCCGTCTGGGTCTGGACCTGGTGTACCTGGTGGACTATAACCAGGTTGACATGGACGACCAGTACACCCGCGCCGCCGATATTCTGGACGAGCGGCTGGAGACCTTCCCCTATTCCGACGGGGAGGGCGGGCGAAGCGCCATTCTGCGCACCTATGAGCGAAGCTGGTCCATCCGGGATGACGCGCTTCACTACAAGTTTGATTTGAACATCTGGGTGAGCCCCGAGGAGGACGCGGTCCTCATGGGCTCTATCCAGTCCTACAACGAGGAGGTGTCCTGATGGCACGGAAAGGGGCCGGTACGGCAAAAACCCAAGCGCCTGGGGATGTGGGGACGGGGCGGAGCGCCCGGCGGCATCCCACGGAGGCGCTGCTGAGAAGCAAAGCGCTGTCCGGCTTTCAGCCGGATTTCGCCCGGGCGGTTCTCACAAAGCCGGAGTACACGGTGGAAGAGGCGCTGGCCGAGCTGAATCAATTTTTCAAGGGAGGCGGTAAGTGATGGCTGGTGGAAACTGGACCGCGCAGAACAAGGTCCGCCCGGGCGTCTACATCAATTTCAAGAGCGGCGGAACCGCCGCTGCGGCCATGGGCGAGCGGGGCACGGCGGCGATCCCACGGGCCCTGTCCTGGGGCCCCGTAGGGACGGTAACGGCCGTCAGCGCCGGGGAGGACACCGCTCCCGGCGTAGGCTATGCTCTGACGGCCCCGCAGGCGCTGTTCCTGCGGGAGATGTTCAAGGGCACCAACGTCACCGGCGGGCCCAGCACCGTGCTGCTGTACCGCCTGGCCGCCGAGGGTGCCGCCGCCGCGTCCGCTGTCATCGGGGCGGCGGAAGGGGCGGAGGGCGTCACTGTCACCGCGCTGTATCCCGGAGTCCGGGGCAACGACATCGCGGTGACCATCGCCGCCGGGGTGGATGAGCCGGAGCGGTTCACCGTGTCCACGCTGGTGGACGCCCAGGTAGTGGATACGCAGCAGGCGGCGGAGGCGGATGAGCTGAAGCCCAACGCCTGGGTAACCTTTTCCGGCCAGGGGCCCCTGGCCGCCAGCGCGGGGGCGTCCCTCACCGGGGGCGCGGACGGAACGGTACAGCCCTCCGCATACGCCGCGGCGCTGGAGGCGCTGGAGCCCTATTCCTTCGATATTTTGGCCTACGACGGCACGGACAGCACCGTGCGGTCCGCCATGGCCGCTTTTGTCAGGCGTCTCGCGGAGCAGGAGGGCAGGTACGCGCAGCTGGTAGCCTCCGGGGCCCAGAACGCGGACAGCAGGTACGTAATCAACGTAAACGACGGGGTGGTGCTGGACGATGGAACGAAGCTGGCCGCTCATGAGGTGGTATGGTGGCTGGCGGGGGCCCAGGCCGGGGCGCAGTATTACCAGTCCCTGACCTACGCGGCCTACCCCGGAGCGGCGGATGTGGCGGAGCGCAGGACCGCCGGCCAGATTGAGTCGGCCATCAAGGCCGGGGATATTGTGCTGGCCCGGGAGTTCAGCCAGGTGCGGATCGAGACGGATATCAACACCCTGACCACCTACACCCAGGATATCGGCCAGGTGTACCGCAAGAACACCACCATGCGGGTGTGCTCCTCTCTGGCCAACGACCTTTACAGGGAGTTTTCCTTGAACTACCTGGGGAAGGTGAAGAACAACGAGGAGGGCCGGGGCCTGTTCAAGGCGGCGGTTTTGGGCCGCCTCAAGGCCATGTACGAGCGGGGGGCGCTGTCCGAGCGCCCTGTCAGCGAAGATGTGACGGTGGAACGCGGGGAAAGCCCGGACAGCATTGTCATCACCGCCGCGCTGAAGATCGGCGACGCGGTGGAAAAGGTCTACCTGACCATCACTGTGAGCTAAGGAGGGGACGCTATGAGTTTTCTGTTGGAACGGGACACCGTCCACGGCGCGGCGGGCAGCGCCTTCATCACCATGGACGGGAAGGTCCAGGAGCTGTTCGGGGCCAAGAAGATCGACGCCAAGGGGAATATCGCCTCCACCGACATGAAGGTGATCGGCACCAAGCGCATCCAGCAAAAGCAGGGCGGCATGAAGCTCACCGGCAGCGGCACCATGTACTACTACACCTCCATGTTCGTGAAAATGGCGGCGCAGTACATCCACACGGGGGCCATGCCCAAGTTCAACATGCAGGTCACCAACGACGACGAGGCGTCCTCGGTGGGCGTGCAGACGGTGGCCCTCTACGGGTGCCAGATCACCGGGGATATCCCCATCGCCCTTTTGGACGACAGCACCGATATGCTGACCTTCGATTTTACCTTCAGTTTTGAGGACTTTGAAGTCCTCAGTGAGTTCAAAGCGCCCGAAGAGCTGGGCGCGGAATAAGAAAGGAGCGTCACAATGAGCAGCAAAGTTGATTTGGCCGCGTTTCTCCACCCCGCGGCGGCGGAGGACCAGGAGATTGTAATTTCCACCCGCTTCCGGGGAGAGGACGGCGCACCCGCGCCCTTCCGCATCCGGGCCGTCACCCAGGCGGAGAACGAGGAGCTGATCCGCCTGTCCACCCGCCGCAGGAAGGTGAACGGCAAGACGGAGGAGGAGCTGGACCAGGTGGCGTACAGCCGCCGGGTGGTGGTGGCCGCCACCGTCTGGCCGGACTTCAGGCAGGAGGAGCTGTGCAAGGCCTACGGCGTCATGGACCCGCTGGAGGCGCCGGGAAAGATGCTGCTCACTGGGGAGTACGCCAAGCTGTCCAGCGCCATCATGGAGCTGTCCGGGCTGACGGACGACCTGGGGGAAGCGGCAAAAAACTGATGGACCGGGGGGACCCGGACACCCGATTGGCCTACTACATGTTTGTCAATCACGGGTGGAGGCCGGAGCAGGTGTCCGCGCTCTCCCCGGAGGAAAAAGCCATGATGACCGTGTTTGCCGTGAGGGAGATCCAAAGCAGGCCAAAGCCCAAGGAGGGAACGTAAATGGCGGCAATCAGAGAAGAATACATATTGGCGGATCGCTTTTCCGCCAGTTTCACCCGTCTGCTGGGCTTCCTGGGACGGGCCGACGCGGCCAGCCGGGCGGCGGCCCGGAGCCAGCGGCAGCTGGAGCAGGCCTCCGGCGGGGGCGCGTCCGCCATGGTCCGGCTGGCTGAGGCGGCGCTGGACGCGGCTGAGCAGATGGGGGCGGCTGGGGACCAGGCCGGGGAGATGGCCAGGGCCACCACGCAGGCGGCGGACGCTTCCAAGCGGGCCGTTATGTACCAGGAGCGGGCCACCGCCAGCATGAACCGGGGCGCGTCCGCCGCAGATAATCTGGGGAGGAGGCTGCTGTCCCTGGCGGGGGCCTACGCCAGCTTGCGCACCGCCCAGCAGTTTATCGGCATGACGGATACCTTCACCCAGACCACCGCACGATTAGACCGTATGAACGACGGTCGTCAAACAACGGATGAGCTTCGACAGATGGCTTACGATGCGGCCCAGAGAGCCAATGGGGACTATCAAGGTATGATTGACATGGTGTCAAAATTGGGAACCTTGGCCCCGGAAACATTTGGAAGCAGCGCAGAGATAGTTGCGTTTGCGGAACAAGTCAGCAAACACTTTATGCTTTCTGGTACAAGCGCTCAAGGGGCGCAAGCCGCCATGCTCCAGCTCACCCAGGCCATGTCCGCTGGTGTTTTGCGGGGTGAGGAGCTGAATTCCGTGCTGGAACAGGCCCCCACCATTACCCAGGCCATCGCCGAATATCTGGGTGTGAGCACCGGGAAGCTGAGGGAGATGGCATCCCAGGGGGAAGTGACAGCCGATGTGGTAAAAAATGCCCTATTTGAACTTGCAGGAGAAACGGACAAAATTGTTGGCAATATTCCGCTGACTTTTGCTACTGCATGGGACAAGGCGGGCAGCGCCGCCACCCGCGCCATGGAGCCCGCCATGAAGCGGCTCAACGGCCTGCTCAACAGCGAACTGGGGCGGAACGCCGTCAACGGTCTGATCGCGGGGTTTGAGCTGCTGGGGCGCGTGGCGGCGGGAGCGGTTGACCTGCTGGCGGCGGGGGGCC